GATCCGGTGACTGGCGAACTGAGCCCGTGGGCTCAACAATTTATTTGGGACACCAAGCCGTTTTATACCGAAATCAGCCCATCGGGATGCGGCCTGCGGTTTTTTTATCGCGCCCATCTGCCGAACCGGGCAGATAGCTTGACCGGGAACGGGCCAGACGATTTGAACGACGAAATGAAATCCCGGATACTGGCCGCAAAGCCTGCTCTGAGGAAAAAAATGGAAATGGGAGAAGCTGGCTGGAACGGGGTTGAACTATATGAAGCAAAACGACATTTGACGTTGACAGGAAATGGGGCGACAGTTTCCGAAGTTGAAGACCGGTCGACCTCAATAATGATAGCAATGGCACCAATCGCTACCGCCAAGTGTTCTAATATCGCGTTGGCTCCCTGGATTGAATCGATGAAAAAGGATGCGGCTGGCAAACGGCTGCCATACCTCAAGATCGAAGATGTCGTTAGAGCCGCGGGTTTCGTCGAGGCAGATCGGGTAGGGGACCAGATCCGGGGAAGTGTGCCCGATCTCCCGAGCGCGTCGGGCGTGAACATCGTTATCAATCCGGCTGAAAATACGTATTGCTGGATGCATAATGGTATTAATGCGGGCGGTGATGCGTGGGTATGGTTGGCTCATGAATGCGAAGCCGCGCCCTGGGAAGCTCATGGTGAAGGGCTTCTTAGAGATCCTGTCGTCCGAGGGAAGACCATAGATTATGCGATAACCAAGGGACTGGTAAAAAAGGAAGACATGCCTATAACACCAGTGCCCCCAGAAGCTCGGCTGGGGCTTGCAGACATAGCTATCAACGAAGGGAAGGGAGATAATGCGGCATGGAAGTTCAGCCCGTCTAGGGCCACTCAGAGCGTCCTTGGGACAATGAAACTGGCCATGTCCAAATACTCTAGCGACATATACTATTTCAATGGTCAGATATTCGTGCCCGACGGGGAACGGGTTATAAATAACGTTCTGTGCGACGCGGGCGGGGATCTGGCGACCATAAAAAACAAGAAAGAGACCACCACCAGGTTGCGTGACATTCTTCTAGATTATCCGGTAACATTCGATCCAGATCCTTATGTGTTGGGGGTGGAAAATGGTGTGGTGGATCTCAGGACGGGCGAGTTTCGAGGATATAAGCCCGAAGACCTGATAACCGACCAGATACGGGTATCTTATGATCCGGCTGCTGCTTGTCCCGGGTTTATCAGGTTCATCAAAGAAGTGGCGCCGAATGAGACCGACCAGGCCATGTTGGTCGACTGGTTCGCGATACATGCCATTAAGCTCATGTTTCCTTATGTGATGTTTTTGAATGGGCTGGGGCGGAACGGGAAAGGGGTTTATGAACGGGTTCTTAAAAGGTTTTAGGGCGAAGAATCCTTTTCAAACATGCCGTTGGAAGAGCTTAATGTCAAAAATAATAGGTTCGCTGGCATAGGGTTGTATCGCAAACGCGGCCAGATTGTGTCCGAGGCGGGCGAAGATAACAAGAAAGGCAAACGCACGATACCGACCAATTACCTAAAGAATGCTACAGGTGACGGGTTAATTGATACTGACCAAAAAAATAAAGGCCGGATCCAATTCAAACCATATTACAAGGCAACCATCGATTCAAACGACATGCCTATAATCGAGGACACTTCAAAGGGGTGGATGGAACGGTTCTGTAAAGCGGACCTACCGTATCAATATGTGGACGATCCCGATCCTGACAACCATCCGATGGAAAGAAAGAAAGATCCAAAGTTGTTTGAAAAACTGACCACCGACGAAGAGCTTTCAGGCATTCTGAACTTGGTGATCGAGCGCACCATCAAGATCAGCCAGAGCATGACAATAACCCGGCGGCCAGGTGATGAGATGTTCCGAGAATACGTCCAACAATCCAATAGTGTAATAACATTTATAGAAAAGTTCTGCGATTATCAAGAGATGGGGGATAGCAGGAATAATATATATTTTGATATAGTTTACAAAGCTTATGAGACTTGGTGTAATTTGTTGGTTTGTGATAAGGTGGATGATAGGAGGTTTGGAGCAGCTATAAAAAAGTTTTGTGGCGGTCGGGAACCCGAAAGGGTTCATGTGATTGGCGAAGATGGGAAGGACATGAAAAAAAGAGTGTACAGGGGGCTAGTATTCGATGCTAATCGTTATGCTGCCCTTTTGGACCATTATAGGACCATTAAAGGACCTATAAAAACAGTATGTAGCCCATTAGGACCATTAAAATGAGATATTTAGATCTACGCGGAAAAGGAGAGAAATAATATGGTGAATCAACAATTTCTCAAAAAAAGGCATATCGGGCCTGGCAGCGATTGTGAAAATATGGTCAGGCCTGATATCGGTTTGATGGGGCGGAAAAATAAAATGACAGGCGTGATATCGATTATGGAACAAAATGGAGTAGAGGCGGGCATGGAACATGGCAGAGAATTTGAGCGACATGGGAGGAAGGCATGACCCTTAAAATAAATTTTTCGCACCACTATGCGAAAATGCCCTATGGCTTCCAGGAAAGCAAGCTCTTGGACGTCCTGCCCATCCGCTTGGAGGATCTGAGCCCGGACTTTCTGAGGTACGATACCTCATACCTGGACGGCGGAGAAGAAAAGCAGTATAAGCTACCCAAATCTGGCAACTACATGGTATTGCTCCTGCAGGCCTGCTCAGGAGCCGGGCCGCTGTGGACCACCATCAGAAGCCAATGGCCGCCTGAGAAGATGGATTACTACAAATCGCATATCGGGGTGGTCTTCGAATGCGGGATAATAGAATGATCCACCTCACCATCGACTCTAACGAAGCCATGCGGCCTCGTGCCGATCTCATCAGGAAGGCGATAGAAACCGATGATCGATTCTGTCTTTCCAATGGTCGGTTGGACACCCCGTTTGATATCAGGTTCGACAAGGAGGACATATGTGAAAACCTTCACAAAGATATTAACTGTGAACCTTGCGATCATGGCCCCTGCATTAAATGTGGTGTGCTACATGTCGAAATCAAAGACTTCTCCGAAGCCGGGAACAGCGACTATCTAGCAAGCATCCTGAGCGGCCATCTCTGGAGCCAAGTACTGGCAGCCAGGGAGCTGGGAGAACCCATGATCATAGCTGTCTTGGGGGATGATCATGATATCGAGAAGGCGATAGCCAGAGCAGCCGGAGAAGGTCGCAAAGGTTCTAAGAGTCGGTGTTTCGATATCAAGAAATTCGAACAGTATCACGCGATGGTGGATGGGTTCGAGAGCAACTGCATAGGCTCTGGAATACAGGTCTGGCATCTCGGGTACAATCAGTTCCCCAGGCTCCTTCTCAGGGCCCGCAAGATCCTGGAAGGCGGGGATCTCTCAGGTTTCGCTCCCAAGCCATCAGACGGGGAGAGACAGACAGTAGGTCTTTCAATCCTCGCAGGACGCGGTGTGGGCCCTAAAATGGCCCAAAATATCCTGGAGAGGTACAATCTGTGCCTGGTCCTCAAAGACGGCTTCTGCGGCGATCTGGTAGACTGTGAGGGCATAGGTCCGAAGAGGGCCGAGACGATCAGGAAGAATTTGGAGGTGTTGGATTGATATCGTTTAGAGGCAACTGCAAGCATCTGGCCTTTCTTTATGCCAACGACCGGACGCATTTCGATAAGCCCGGGTGCCTAAAGGGGCATGGTTCATGGCCCAACGACTGGCAGTGCGACAAATGCTGTTACGACTATGAGATGAGGGCCGGGGCATGAGCTATCGTCTAACCCTCCGGTGGGCAGGTGGGTTTCCGGGATCTCCAGAACAGGATACTGTGGCGATCACCGAAGCAGAATATGATGAGCTATGGGCACGGTTCATCAAACCAAAAGCAATAGCAGAAGGGTGGTGCAGCGAATGAACAGTCCAATAATTTTTGACGCAGAGACAATTCCAGACAGATTGACCGAATACACCCAGGCTTTCCCAAAGTCGAAAAAGAAGGCCGGAATCCATGCTATCATCAGCCGGGTGGTGGCCATAGGCTACGACCTGGGCGGCTACCGGAAGGTGATCATGGGCGAGGAAGAGGAGATCCTGAAAGAGTTCGCTGATCTCCTGAAAGAGCACCGGACGGCCACATTGGTGGGATTCAACATCAAAAACTTTGACATCCCCCTCCTTCAACTGAGGGCTGCCCGATATGGTATCAAGCTCTGCCTTCCCGACCGGAGATCTCAGAGGATCTGTGACCTTTTTGATATCCTCGGGGGAAAATGGCAGACGGACGTATCGGCATGTTCGCTTAGTGAGCTTCATTGGTTTCTCTATGGGGCTGGAAAGCAATCGAACGGTTCCGACATAGCCAAGATGTGGGAAGGCGGCGACCTGGAGAGCATACGGGCACATTGCGCGGAGGATATTGAGGTCACTGGTAGGATCTACAACGATTTCAGGGGGACGCTCTGGCGATGAGCCGCGGCCCGATCAGGCACCGGGAAGACTTGGAGGTCTTGCCGAAGGAAGACTCATTCGTCTTCCAAGACCATCTTCCCGGAGTGGCGGGTGGCCTGGTCCGCTACTGGAAGGATCGAGGCCCGATCCAGCAGGTAGGAACCGTCCGCAAGAATGGATCGGGAAGGAGAGGTGTGTGGGAGCTGACAGAACGAGCGAGGAGGATTTTGGGATGAGTCATCTGCAAGATTGCATCATGGAGTACTTGCGTCAGCATCCCGGGGGAGCAACGGTTGAGACTATCGCAGAGGGTATAGGATCGACAAAGCACGTTTTGTGGCCTTCAATCAGAGGGCTGGAGCGGTGGAAGATGGTAGAATCGGAACGCGTCGTACATGCCAAGATCTGGAGGGCGGTAGCATGAAGAAAGCCGGCTGGCCGAAGGCAAGGCTAGCCCATTCTTTTGAGGGACGGGTGGGGCAGGCATGGAGGCCGGGCAAGGTCCCAAAAGAGGGAATTGACAAAAATGGAAACCGACGGGTATTCCTGGTCGAGGAGGGCCATTTCAGGTGCACGCGATGCAGTGCCATTGTCCGCATCGACAAGAACGGGTTCGCTGCATGTGAATCCTGTGGGGAGGTCTACAACGACAGCAAGACCATCAGGGGCACGGAGTATCACATGAGCAAGGCAAAGAAAAAGAAGGCCATGAGGGAATTTGCGATGAGCCTTGTCTCAAGAAAAATATAAATAGGAGAAGCTTCATAAAGTTATTTGGACGGCAGATCTCCGTCTTTCTTTTGCGTAAGCTTTCTCAATGTGATTCTCAATGTCCCTTCTCACCAAACGCAAGAAGCCGTATCGGAAGGCGGCCATCTATCCAAATTTTCCGTATCTGTACGACGACGAGCCGGACGAGGTCTTCAGGTTCCGTAAGCACGAGGTAGCATGCCAGACAGAATAATCGACTTGGATTTGTGGGAAGACGGCGCGGAAAGGCTACCGGCCATTACAGTCACAGGCCAGGGCATAAGGATCGAGGGAAGTCAAGCTGAATTTGACAGGCTCCTCCTGATTATAGGCGGCTGGATGAAGCCCTAGGGCCTGTGATAAGAGGGCGTTTCGCCGCAGCGAAACAATCTGAATTGAGGCTACCGTGCGCCGGGGTTCTCTCTCCCTCCTTCCCCGGCCTGATAATAATGATAATGGATTGATGATATGTGGCGACCAAACCACCCCCTGGGGGGTCAAACGAAAAACCGAATGCGGCCAAAGGCCCAACCGCTACCAAAATAAAGAGGCCTAAATATATTAAACTAAAAAACCCTTCTGATGTAATGGCCTATGTTCAGAGGCTCGTGAATCGGCTCCGGGAAGATAACCAAGAGATTGAACAGTTGGGGAAGATCACGAACCTCCTGAACACCTGGATTGCTGCTCATAAAGATCAGGTCGAAACTGAAGACATGAGACGCCTCCAAGATGAGATCGATATTTTGAAGAAGCAGATGAAAGATGCGAGCCCGAACCCTGCAGAAGGATCTAAACCGGCTGAAAGAAAGCCTAAATCTAAACGTAGCCCCTGAAGATCCCGATATCCCACTGCTGGATTTCATTGAGCAGGATGGCCGGGGCAACTGGCAACGAGCCCCGCACCTTGAAATCCTCTGCTCCAAGCTTGAAGCGGTGGAACGGGGCGATATCAATCGGCTCATGGTCTTCCTGCCGCCAAGAAGCGGAAAGTCCGAGGTCACGAGCAAGAAGTTCCCGGCCTGGTACTTGGGGAGACACCCCGACAGAGAGATCATCCTGGCTTCGTATGCGGCAGATCTGGCTTATGACTTCTCCAGGATAGCCAGAGAGACTCTGAGCGAATGGGGGCATCTCTGGGGCGTTGCCCTGTCGGGGGACAGCTCGGCGGTCAAACGCTGGGGCCTGGATGGTCACCGAGGCGGTATGATGGCGGCGGGCGTCGGTGGTCCAATAACGGGCCGGGGGGCACATGTAGCTCTGATCGATGACCCGATCAAGAACTGGCAGGACGCACAAAGCCCTGTTCTCAGAGAGAAAGCATGGGGTTGGTACAAATCCACCCTGCGGACCAGGTTAGCACCTGGTGGGGCCATCGTCTTGATCATGACTCGCTGGCATGAGGATGACCTGGCGGGCCGTCTTATTCTGGACGCCAGCGAAGAATGGGACATCGTCAAGCTTCCGGCCTACGATGAGCAGGCAGACTGCTATTTGTGGGAGGCTCGGTTCTCGCGGGCTGAGTACGAGGCCACAAAGAAAGCGCTTGGATCTCATCTGTGGTCCGCGATGTACCAGCAGGAACCGCACCCCGAAGAGGGTGGGATCCTGAAACGCCAGTGGTGGAAGTTCTACAAACAGGTTCCTAATCACTTTGATACCGTTTTGCAGTCCTGGGATATGACTTTCAAGGATTTACAGACATCCGATTATGTAGTAGCCCAGGTCTGGGGGAAAGAGAAGGGCGACTACTACCTTTTGGACCAGTTCCGAGCGCGAGTGGACATGCCCGGCACCCAGAGGGCGCTCAAAGCTCTTTCAGCCAAATGGCCTAAGGCATGGCAGAAGCTGGTCGAAGATACTGCCAACGGTCCGGCGATTATCCAGACCCTGAGGCACGAAGTCTCGGGCCTAACGCCTGTCCACCCCAAGGAGAGCAAGGTAGCCAGAGCCTATGCAGTGAGCCCGTTCATGGAATCCGGGAATGTGTATCTGCCAGACCCATCGATTGCGCATTGGATTCATGATTTTATAGAGGAGTGCTCGGCCTTTCCCAATGGAACTCATGATGATCAGGTGGATTCCTGCACTCAGGCACTTAAGAGATTATCGATGGGCGTGGCGACAGTGCGCGCAAAGCCCGCCGGGATGTAACTATGAGATGCGTGATCTGTGGCCATCAATTCACCGATGCTGATGTAGGCTATGTCCGGGGCTCGATCTCCGGTGAGGTCCTGGAGCTCCTGCCAAGTGGCCCGAAAGCCACCGGCCAGAGGATGCAGCACGAGAACGTACTGATTTGCATCTCGCACTTCGAAGACATCCCCCGAAACATTTCTAAGAATCTACAGATGAACGCCGCTAATCGCAAGAGCCAGCCATGATTACCGATTACGAGAGCATCTTTGCCATCAAGCAGCCCTGGCCGCCAGAGGATGCCGACACGCGCGCTCGGCTAAATCTCTACGAGCGGAACGCCAACCTGTTCAAGGGCCAGCATAATGCAGTATGGCTAGATCATATCCGGAAGCTGCGGGGCGACGGAAGCGGTGATCTGCGGATTGTCTTCAATTTTCATAAGCTCCTATCCAGGCTATGGTCTGATTTGGTATGTGGAGAAATCCCAGAAGTGACCACCGACCAGGAAGGCCAGCTCGATGCACTCAAGCGGATCATAGCCCAAAACATGCTCTGGCTCCGAGTCCAGGATGGCGTGATCGATTATTCGAAGCACGGCACAAATATCCTCAAGATCCGCTACGACAATCACGGGATAATTGAGAACATCCCGCCAAAGTACTGGTTCCCGGTGGTCGAAGTAGCCGATATCAAGGCCATCAAAGCCCACATAATCGCCTATACCTTTCCTTCTCCATTTCCTGAAGAATCTAAGAAAGATATTACATACCTCAAGGTCGAGATTCACACAATAGGACATATAGAGCACCGCCTCTATAGGCTGAAGGAGGGGCAGATCGAATCGGGCCTTCTTCCTTTGGATGCGTTCGAAGATTTCAGAGACCTGCAGGAGACCGAGGACACGGGCTTGGACGATTTCGATATTATCGATATCCAGAACAAGCCCGAAACCGACCAGCTCATAGGATCGGACGATTACTCAGACATCAACAGCCTCGTTCACGAGCTGGAGATGCGATATGCTCAGATCTTCCGGATAGAGGACAAGTTCGCCGATCCCAGCATGTACGGCCCGCCCATCGAGGAGCAAGATCCCAGGGACGGCTCGTATAGGGTGATGGGTGGATCGAGATATATCACAGTCTTGGAAGGC